GCGCCTGATAGTCGCTGTCGAGTTCGTCCTTGAGGCGCGGCAGGTAAAGCGGCCCTGCCTTGTGGATTTCATCCTGCCCCGCGATGGTATGCCGCACGCGATCCCATTTCGGTTTGAACGCCGCGTAGTTTTTATGCTGTGTCTTGACGCCTGCCATTTATAGACCCCCGATTGTAACGCGCTGCATCGTCCGGCCACGGACAGGGAAGCGGTAAAATGTGAAATATCCGGCAGCGTCATTCAGGTGATCGAGGCCGCTGGATTTGTCCGGCTCGCCGTTCTTGTCATAAGCCTGCTTTTCCAGACACTCGACGAACATCGGGCATCGGTCGGCATTGACGCGCAGACGACGAACCCCGCCGCTGTGGATCATCTGGTTCATGGCCAGAATGCGATCCTTCACGGCGGGGTTGGCGGGGGCAACCAGAACGTTGAATTGAGCGGCGCGCAAGAGGGCAATATCGCTTTCGCTCGCATTGTTGGATTTGCGGCTGTTGCCGGAAGCGTCGGGATAGACGAGGATGGAATGTCCGACATAGCGCGATTTGATGGCGGCGATCATGGCAGGCGTGTCGAGAATGCCGGTCAACTCGTCGACCGAGTGCGGGTTGCCGTCGCGCAGCACGAATATGACGGCGGACATGTTGCCCACGTTGAAATCCATGCCGATATGCAGCGGCTCGCTGGGCGCAATCGTCTCGGTGCTGTTGTTTAGGTAGCGGTCGAACTCGGCGTAAATGCTGCCTGCGGTCAGGTTCACGAACTCGCCGTCGAGATAGGCCGAGAGCAAATTGGCAGGATAGGACGCGCGCAAGCTGTCGATATAGCCGTCCGGCAGATTGGCGGCGTTCGACATGGTGGTCGCCTTGATCAGCCGATAGCCTTTGGCCGGGTTCTTTTTCCAGCGCTCATAGACAAAGCGGAAGCCTTCCGGCGTGGTAGCAACGCCGACCGTGTTCAATGAGCCGTCCGGCTTCTTTTGACGGTTGCGGGCGATAACCTTGTTCCAGACGTCGCGCGCCTTGTCGGTCGGCAGCGTGTCCAACTCGTCGCAGATGCTATCGGCCACCTCATAGGCGACAATGCGCGCCGGGTTATCCATTGTGCGCAGGATGATGGAGTTAAAGCCGCCGATGGCCACGAGGCTGTCGTTCTTGTTGGTCTTGTAAGGCAGGCCGATGCGCTCGATCTGCTCTTCGATGCGCGGGATGGCCATTCGCGACACAAGATCGTAGGTCGGCAGGTAATATGCGACGTTCTGGCCGGGATAGGCCAGCTTGAGCCTTAGCGCGCGCCAGATAGCAGCGTGTGACTTGCCCGCGCCAAACCCTGCGACCATCGCCGGGAATTGCTCCTCGGCGTGCACAAAGTCGTCTTGCGGCTCGGTTAGAGATATATCAACCAGCATCGGCACTCTGGCGCTGGAAATTGATGGTAAGGCCGCTGTCGGTGTTGACGTCCAGACCTGCGGTTTCCTTCCAGCCTAGCCTCGTCTTGCACCAGAATATGAGCGCGGTCGTGTCGCCGCTCATAGCCTTCTGGTATAGCTTGCCACCGATTTGCGCGTTGACCTTGAGCGCGCCGTTCTTGAGTTCGTCGGCGCAATAGCGTTGCAGGCTGTCCTCGCTCTTGCCGATCAGGCTGGCAATCTGCGCTTGGGTATAGCCGATGGCGACATAGTGCTCGATGGTTCGCCGCTCGGCGTCGGTCGGCTCCCAAGGCTTAGGCCCGCGTTTACCCATTATGCGGCCTCCGCTTCCATCGCGTCAGCTTTTGGCGCTGTGTGCCCCGCTGTGGGCGAATTAGCGGCCATTTCGGCAAAGGTCTGGCCTGTGGCTTCGTGGATTGCCTCTTTGCCGGTGAAATCCTGCCAGCGCTTGACCGCGACGTCGACGTAGGCGGGATTAAGTTCGATGGCGTGAATACAGCGTCCGGTCATCTCGCCAGCGATGATCGTGGTGCCGGAACCTGAGAACGGCTCGTAAACAGCTTGGCCCGGGCTGGAGTTGTTCTCGATCGGGCGCTTCATGCACTCGACGGGCTTTTGGGTTGAGTGGCCGGTTTCCGAAGCCCTGTGGTCTATCCGCCAAATTGTCTGTTGCTTGCGATCACCAGCCCAGTGACCTTTTGCCCCTTTTTTGACGAAATACCAGCACGGCTCATGCGCCCAGTGATAGTCGCCGCGACCGATGATCATGCGGCCTTTATCCCATACGATCTGGCAGCGAATAGCGAAGTTGCATGCCTCCATTGAGAGCGCCACTTCATGGGCACGCCGGTCGGCGTGCCAGACATAAGCCACGTCGCCAGGAAACAGCGCCCAAGCCTCACGCCAGTCAGCCTTATCGTCGTTCTCAACCTTGCCAACAGCTTTGGCCCCAATGGACTTACGAACGCGCCCAGTCTTCAGCCGCTGAAGACTGCCATCTTCAGCGATGCCCGTTTCATTCCGCCAGTTCGCATCATACTCCACCCCATAGGGCGGATCGGTGACCATCAGGTGCGGGGCCACGCCGTTGAGGCACTTTGCGACCGTGTCCGCGTCAGTGCTATCGCCGCAGACAATCCGATGCTTGCCCATAACCCAAACATCGCCAAGCACGCTCACCGGATCGGCGGGCGGCTCTGGAATGTCGTCGGGATCGGTTAGGCCCTCGGTCTTGTCGACCAGCAGCGCGGCTAGTTCGTTCTCGTCGAAGCCGAGCAGCGATAGGTCGAAGCCTTCCTCACCCAGCCCCTCGATTTCGCTCGATAACAATTCCAAATCCCAGCCCGCATTCAGCGCCAGTTTGTTGTCGGCGATAACCAGCGCCCGCTTCTGCGCGTCGGATAGGTGGTCGAGAACAATCACCGGCAAGGCGTCCATGCCCAGCTTGCGTGCAGCGGCAAGGCGTCCATGCCCAGCGATAATGCTGTTCGCGCCATCGATCAGGATCGGGTTTGTCCAGCCAAACTCTTTGATGCTTGCGGCGATCTGCGCGACCTGCGCATCGGAATGCGTCCGGCTGTTGCGTGCGAACGGAATGAGATCGGCAACTTTGCGCTGTTCGATTTTTATAGCGCCGCAGGTTTGCGTGTTAGCCATCAGCCCTGAACCTTCCATCTATACCCTGCTCCGCTAACCGTTTCGATGGTGTGATAGCCCGCGACGGCTTCCTGCTTTTTGCGAATGCGCGACACCAGCGAAGTGATGACGTTCGACCCGCCTTCAAATCCTACCCTGATTTCGATGGATGAGTCATGAAGCGGACGGCCTCGCGCTTTGGCCAGCACGTAAAGCACCTCGTTCTCCATTTTCGTGAACGGCAAGACCTGATTGCGCCATGCGGTCACGCCGGACGGGTCAACCATCCATTCGCCGAGAATGACGGGCAGATCGCGGGTAAGTGAATGGCCGCATTGCGAGCAGATGTGTGGCTCTTCGGGTATTGGGAATGTCTCGATCATGCGCGCGCCCCTATTCTCCCAAATGCTGTTTGACGTAACCGGAAATCATGCGGCGCTTCCGATGAAAAGGTCGCCTTGACGTTGAGCGTCCTCAATGCGCTTGCAGGCTATGTCGAAGTATTTAGTTTCGCGTTCGATGCCGATAAACTTGCGGCCCATCTGAACGGCTGCAACGCCGGTTGTGCCGCTGCCCATGAAGGGGTCCAGGATGGTTTCAGCCTTCGGAACAAAGCCGATTGACCACTTCATTACTGCCACGGTCTTTTGCGTCGGGTGCTCGTTGCCGTCCCTGCGTTCGCCAAAGAACGTGCGGCAAGCGATAGGGCGGTTGGTCCAAGCCAGTTCCATATCTGCCAAGCTAAATCCGGTACCCGCTTGGGGCTTCACCCATGCAAGCCAGCCAGAAGATGCCGACAGCCAATCCGCGAAATAGTTGCCGCCCCAAATGACAGACGGGTACCCGCTAATCTTATCAAATATAGCTTTATCAGGGCGTTCGGAGTCCCACCCCATATCTGCCCAATCAGGGTTGTCTCTTATTGATGAATGAGCGTTTTTCTTGTCCGCACCAATCCCATAAGGCGGGTCCGTGACCACAGCGTCAACCTTGCCAAGCGTCGGCAGAACGTCGCGGCAATCGCCCAAATAGAGCGTTGCGTTGCCTATAATGACGGGTTCAACCACAAAGCATCTCCACATAGCCCTTCACATGCGCGTCACTGGCCCCTGCATATCGGCCTTGCTTGTAATGATTGCGTATCTGGTCTTTGTTCATTTTGCGCACCGTTAGGTCTGTTATGAGGGTGGTCAGGGGGCTAGGCTTTGACGCGCTGGACATAGCCACCCGCTTCGGTGCGGCGCAGCAGAAGTTGCACTTCGGCAATCCGTCGCCAGCGTTCGGGCTTGTCGTCAATTGCCGCTTGTTCCATCGGCCCTGCCCGCAATTCGGCAAGCCAGTCCTCAAACCGCGCTTGCGTAAAGCGTTCGCAAGTCCGCAGCGCCCGATCCTTTAGCGTCGGTGCGGGGCTGTATTGTTCCAGATATTGTAAGCACTGGCGCGGCGTTGGAAACCAATCCAATTCACGACAAGCGCGTTCGGTCATGTAGGAAAGCGCCTGCTTGCTGTAACCGCCGAGCAACCGGACATAGACCGCAAACCGCTTCTGGCCGCCCTCCTCGTCGATGTTTTTGGCTGGCAGGGTCGCGGCGATAAATTCAAGCTGGCGAGCAATTTCCTGCGGGCTTGCCGGTTCGCGTTCAGGTGGGAGCGACAGGGCCAAGTTGCGCAGCCGGTCGCAATCTTCCATCGTCGCCAGCGGTTGCGAAAGCATCTTCTCGACTTCCAACATCGCGGAGGACTGCGGTAAAGCCGTCTGCTGGCCTTCCATTTTGAGAACCTGTCCGATTTGCTGTGCCATTCCTGTTTACCCAATCTGCCTTGAAGCCTTGCCATCCTCTTGCTGTGCATTCGGCCAGTGCGTCATTCAGCGACCAACCAGCCTTTGAGGCTTCACGATCAATTGCGGCCAACGCGGTATTGCTTAGGGGCGCGCGTTTGGCTTTGCGCAGTTCGAGAAAGTCATTCCAGATCGCCAATTCGACACCTTCTGGCATTTCGACAGGCGCGCGCTTTGTTAATAAAGCGTCAGCTTTATTAACTATGGTGGTTCTTGATGGTTTGGGTGCAGATTTTGCGGGGGTATTACGCAAATTCTGCGGGGGTGCGAAATCTGCGGGGGTGCAGATTTTGCGGGGGTCTAGAGTGTATTTCGGCGTCTTTTCATGCCAGCCATTTATAGCAAAATAGCCGTTGTCCTTGAGCCATTTCATAGCCGCCTGCACGGTGCGTTCTGACTTGCTGGTTTTGCGCATGATCGACGCAATGGAAGGCCAGCAAACGCCATCATCATTGGCGAAATCACAAAGGCACAGCAGCACCATCTTTTCGGTGGAGGGAATGTCTAAATCCCATGCCGCTGACATGAGTTTGATACTCATGCCGCCAAAGCCTCACGCAGCGGCACAGGCTCGCTCTTGGGATGGTGCTTGCAGCCTATGTCCTTGCGCACGCCGCATTTGAAACAGGGGTCGCGGTCAACGACCAGCGCATTGATCTGCATTGCGTCCCAACGCTTTTGCATGATCGCGTCATAACCGATATAATCGCCTTCGGTGTTTCGCCCTTTGTAGGGAACGCCGTTCGGGTTTTCGTCGAGAAACTTCTCCATCATGTCCATTGTGCGATGGAGAGGGATGCAGCCTTTCCGCACATCTGCGATGAAGCTAAGGTTTTTGACCGCGTGCTTGGACAGGAAAGCCGCTGGCAAGCCATGCTCGCGCAAATAATGCTCGACACGTATCATCAGCTTTTCGGAACGCTCTTTGCGCTCACTCCATTTGACCAGATTAATGCCATGCCCTGTCGCGCCGTTCATTCGCTCGACCTGGATTAAATCTTGCGGGTTCACTCTCATGCCCACCTCCATTTTGTTAAGGTTTCGATTACATCCTCAACCGACCGGACAACCGCTATCGGCGCGCCGGTCTTTGCGATCCGCTCATGCACCGCTTTCTGATTGTCAGAGACGCGGCCAATGTCGGTCTTGACCTCAAGAAAGCCCACGCCGCCCGTTTTCGACACCAGCACAAGGTCGGGAGCACCAGACGCCATGCCGTCGCGCTTCATCGCCGCGGCAATCCGTTCGCGCTGTTGTTTCGTGCCATGCAGATAAGCGCCATTCGGCACGGCAAAGGCAAATATGCCGCGCAGGGCGAGATATTTGATGATGCCGCGCTGAATGAGGCGTTCGGTCATATCGCCGCCACGTTCCGCCAATAGCGAGCCTTACGGGCGCTATCGAATTGAGCAAGCCGCCGCGCCCGATAGTCAGGATCGGGACGCAGCGTCTTTGCAAGGGCCTTTGCTGCCCGGCGACGTTTCAGCCAGCGGATCATGCGAAGAAACCTCCCCAATACAGCACGCCAACAAGGCCAAGTGCTTTGACGGTTGTCAGTTCGAGGTTGCGAGGGTGCAAATCGCGGTTCTTTGTCTGCATCCAAACGCCTACAACGTGCAAAAGCGTGAATGTGAGCAAAATGCCCTCTGGCCAGCCAATCACGACCGAACCGCCTCGACCAGCACATAGACAAGCGCCGCCGTGGCAACGCTCGCTATGTAGATCCAGAACGCGCTCACTTGCCCGCTCCGGCTGTAAATTCAGCCGCCTTGGTATCGAGTGCGCTGGTCACATCGGCAACAATCGCTTCCGGCAGCGCGTCGGTGTGCTTTTTCAGGTCTGCGCGAATGCTGATAATCGTTCCGACTACATCGGCCTTGGTGATGCGCTCGAACCAGTCATCGACCATCGGCTTCCATGCTGGCGTCAGGTCGTCGTGCTGATCGCCATGTTCTTCGTCGGCGCGGCCTTCCGGCTCAATTTCAGATTCAACTTCTTCGGCTTCCTGTTGCTCTTCGATTTGATGTTCGATTGCATCAAGACGGCTCATCGGCGCGTTTTCTACGACAGTCAGCGCAGGGCCTTTCAGATCGGCTTGCAGCGTTTCGTCCCGGTCGAAAGCATCTTCCAGATCAGTTGACATTGGCAGGCGCTTCGACAGGCGGCGCATGACGGTCTTGCGGGCCATTTCCGAATACCATTGCACCCAAGGACCATTCTTTGCGGCACGGCTGACAGCGCGAACCTTTTCGATTTCCTCAAGGCTCATCACTTCCAGAAGCTGCGAGCCATCCTTGAGAACCGCCGTTGCATAAGCGCCGATGATTGCGCCGCGCGGCTCGTTCAAAGCGGGCGGGATATGGTCAACGCTTTCGTCAAAGCCGAGTTTCCAAACAAAGTGATCGTTTTCATGCACGACATGCGCGCTCACCTTGGCAATCTCGCCGGATTGACGCAGCTTTTTGAGAACACCCGCGATCATCGGCATGGCCTGGGCCTTGTTGCCGAACATCACGATTGCAGCCTCGCGACCATCGGGGAGCAAGCCGTCCTGTGCCAGCCTCACAACCGCGCCAAAGAGCGACTTGCGATCTGCGTTGACCAGCGTTTCGTTGTTTTGCAGCGCCGTCATAACCACGCGGCTGAATTTCTCGACGCTGACATGCTTGGGCAAAGCGGCCTGCAATTCAGGGGCCATCTGCACCAGATTTTGCCGGATTACGGCAATCGGGTTGTTGGGTTGGGTCGCCATTTACTTACTCCTTCTGTAGTATTCTCTTTGGCGCTCGCGATTGCAGGACTTGCAAACACGACGCCCGCCAATCAGACGAACGTTGTCGCCGGATAATGGATGCCCAGAGCGGCACGATTGTTGCGCACGGCGCTTTTTGGCCGATGCAATATGAGCGGCTGAAAGCGCGGCCTTCTGGGCTTCCGTTCTTGGGCGGCGAAAGCTATCGGGATGGATATGTGAAGAATGCCGTTCGCCAGATGCGGAGCGGCCTTTGGCCACCATGTCGCGACTGTTTTGGAGAGGCGTGCCTAGAAAAAGATGATCGGGGTTTACGCAGCCGCGATTGTCGCAGGTGTGGCAAACAAACATGCCCGCCGGTATGTCGCCTCGGTGCAATTTCCAGCTTACCCGATTAGCTCTCTGTTCACCGAAGGCATGAAGTCTCGGGTAGCCGCTTTCGGTATGGCTAGAATTGAACAGCCAGCACCCGCTGCTGTCCATAATCACCTTGGAGGCGAACACGTCTGCCGGATTTTTGCGTGGGGGAGCCATTATGCAAGGCCCTTCACGTCAAAGCGTCGGTAGCCGCGACGGCCCTTAATCACTTCGCCAACCATGTCGGATGTAATTAGGCGATCAGGCGTGCCCTTCGTTTGTGTCGCGCTGATTTTATGGTCGGGCATGAGCGCGAACCCTGCTGTCCCGATTTTTTCAATGAGTTGTGCCTTGATTGTGTCGGCGCGTTGGGCTGCAGCCTTTTCGGCTTCCTTGGCGGCGAGATAGTCGCCAGCCAGAACGCCCGCGTCGAAGTCATTGCGCAGATCAATCACTTCATCCGTTGGCGTGCCGATAACATCGATCAGCGTGCGGCCATCGCGGCTGTAGTCGGGCTTTGGCGGCTTGCCATCGCGCACTGACTGCCAGAAGGCCTCAACCCGCGCTTCAATGTCGGCATAAATTTTTGGCCGGAAGTCATATTGAAAGCGTTCCAGCTTATTGCCCCCGACCAGAACGATAACGTCGCCCCAATCGCAGCCAGCAAGCCCTTGGTATGTCAGGTTTTGCAGAAGGTAATGCGCGGGCGGCTCGTCGCCCCACCCCTTCACCACCAGCCAGTCAGCGGTTTTGACTTCCAGCACGCCACGACCGCGTTCCGGGCAATTGACGATCCGGTCAGGATGCCCGCCAAGGCCTTTGCCATTCGACAGGAAATGCGGGCTTTGCAGTGGCTCATATCCCCATCGCTCACAGGCAGCTTCGACAATCACCGGCTCCATCTTGACGCCCCAATAGACGCGCTCGTTTTCCGGCACTCCATCAACGACAGCGTTGAAGTCAGGCGTGGCAATCGTTCCATTCTTCCGGTGCCACAGTTCAAATTCGGTCAACCAGGGTGACATGCCAAAAAGCGCGGCAACTTCCGATGCGCCAACATGGGCAGCGCGGAAGGCTTCATCGGCGGCGGGGTCAATGGAGGCTAGGGTGAGTGTCACGCTATAATCCTCTCATCATTCAAAAAGACAGGGGAGGACGAACCGAGGCGACCCGCGCCCTCCCCTGCAAGGTTTCCGTCAGCCTTACGGGAGGAACCTTGGTGTGCACGGCCGACGGGATAGGATTTCATGCACCAAGCCCCTGCAAAGCCTTTTCCAGCTTGCCGATCGTAGGAAGCGTCGGAGGTTTGCCCTGTTTTAGATAGCGATAAGCTACCGTGGGCGAAACATCGGCGCGGGTGCATAGCGCAGACAGTTCAATGCGGTTATCGAAAGCCGCCTTGGCCACTGCGTCCATAAGTGTTTTTCTGTCCATAGGGCATTAGGTGGCATAAAAATAATTAACGCGCAAGAATTATTTTGTGCGAAATTTAGTTGACAGTTGGAAAAGGCGCTTTTACTTTGGCGGCAACAAAGGAGCAGGCAATGCAAATCACATGGACCGACGATCACCGCGTAGCACCCTTGCTGCAAAGCATGGCGAAGCGCCCGCCTGCACAGGAAAGCTACGCCGGCTATTCGGATAGCAGTTGGGGCAACAAGACCTATTGGCGCTATACTGGCCAGCGGTTCCGTGAACTGTGTGCGATCCGCGAAGAATATATCGACCGCGCATGGTCGCATGAAGAAACGCAGCCCGAAGCGTTCCGCGCTGCATTGCAGGCACCTGAAGCCGCCGATCTGGTCAACTATGTGCTTGGCAAATACATCTACACACACTTTGACGGTCGCACCGATTTCCCGAGCCGCGACGAATATCTGGCACAATGCGCGGCGACGATGCCTGACCTTGCACCAGGCCAGTTACAGATGCTTGCCGATGCGCAGGCTTCAAGATTGGCGGTGGCGGCATAATGGCGCGTCCCCTTCCAGATCAATCCTATCTGCTTGAAAGATTGGATTACAACCTCGAGACTGGCGTTCTCACTTGGCGCGCAAAGAAGGCTGCACGATTTGGATGGAACAAACTGTATTCTGGCAACCCCGCGTTTAACACCGTCAACCATCATGGTTATTGCGTCGGGAAGCTGGATTGCGTGGAGTATTCGGCGCATCGCATAATCTGGAAATTGGTTTACGGCCAAGATCCTGAATACATTGACCATATAAACGGCAACCCCGCCGACAACAGATTATCTAATCTGCGCAACGTCAGCATTGTCAATAATAACAGAAACACGGCACTGCCATCTAACAACAAAAGCGGCGTGATCGGTGTTTCGTTTTTCAAAAAACATGGTGCGTGGCGCGCCGATATTTATGTTGCTGGCAAGCAGAAGCATCTTGGCCGGTTTTCCAGCTTTGAAGATGCAGTAGCGGCGCGAAAGGCTGCTGAACGAGAATATGGCTACCACCCTAATCATGGGCGCGCAGCATGACCCCTTCGCTCCGCACCATCCGCAAGCAGTCGTTTGACAGCCTGAACCGCTATTTCAGCGACCCGTCCTACGCGGCGGAACGGCAGGCAATCGACGCCCGTAATCACGCAGAGAGCATGGCCATGATGGACAGGGCTATTGCGCGACTGAAACCCTCCCCCGCCGACCCCGCACTTATCGAACATGAGCGCAGGAAAAGAGAGCGGGTGGAGATTGAACACATGAAGGAGTTGGAACGTGACGCTCGATGAAATCATTGAAATGGGCGACCGGCTCAAAGCGCACCTTGGCGGCAGTGATTATGTGATTGTTTCGCTAGGCGCTCGCGGCCCGAACATGGACATGCCGGAAGGCAATCTGCTGGCGACCGTCCGTATGGGCGATGATGAGGCAACCGCCGAAGCGAAATACCTTGCCGACGCTGTAGCACTCGCTCGCGGCAAAATCATCCGCAAGCGTGAAGCTGAAGTGGCCAAGCGAAAGGAACGGCAACACGCCGAAGCACTTAAGGAGGAAGCCCGTGGCTAACGCGAAATACGAATTTACCGGCGAGACGAAAGATTGGTTCGGCCTCACCCTTAAGCGCGTTCGGCTTGTTGTCGATATTGCCGCACTAGGTCTGACCGCTGGAACACTGGGTGGATGGATTGAAAGCGAAAAGAATTTGTCGGTCTCCGGCAATGCGTGGGTC